AGGCCCTGGGCTGTGAGCTTACCGATCTGATTGTGCTGACGCCGAACAGCGAACCACGGGTGAAAACCCGAACCGGCGCCCCCCGCTCCAAAGGCGAGGACTGACCTTGCTTCTTGACCCCGGACGTGAAAGCGTCCGGGGATTTTTTATGCCCTTTTCAAATTCGTAACCGATTGCGAATTTCAAGCCCCAGGATCTTCCCCGGCCTCTCCATGCTCCTCCATGAATTTCTCCATAGCGGCCATGAAAATCGCATTCGGCGATGTACCATTCTTTTTACAGACAGCCTTGAACTGTTCGGCCTTGTCCCGGCGAACTTTGCAGCCTAGCACGGTCATATTGGCCGCATCCCACTTATTCCTTGACTTCTTTTGCTTTTCAGTCAGCATTCTATATCACCCTACTTTAGAATACCACAGCCCAGAACGGTTTAACAGTATCAAAACAACCAAAAGTTTAACCGTATTTTTGTTGAATATTCCACCTTGTAAATACGGTTAAACAGTAGTATCATAATACTCGTAAGGCAGGGGCGGCCAGCCCAATGGAAATAAAGGGAGGATATAAAATGGCGATCATCAATAAAAAAACCGACTATCTCCTGGAGGTCAAATCCAAATTCACCTATCGCATCTTCAAGAACGGGAGCGATGGCATGAGCGTTGAGGTTCAGCTCACCGAGGACTTCAAGAAAGCCAGCCTGAAAAACTTCGCCCTTGCTGCCATGAGCGTGGAAGATTTCGAGAAGCGGATGAGCCTCGAAAAGATCAACGACCTGTTCCTTATGCTGAGGAAGCAAATTTCCGAGTCCGGCACCTACTTCGAGCTGGACACTGGCCACTATGGCTTCGTGGAAATCTAAAGCCGAAACGGGCCGCTGGCCCGTCGCCGGGAACCGTCCACCCCGGCCTGATGATGGCAGGACAAAAAAGGGCGGCGGGGCCACCTAGCAAGTAACCCGCCACCCAACCCACAAGGGGCGACCGGGAGCCTTACCCCGGCCGCCTCCATGATAACAAAGTAAGGCACAAAAATCAAGGAGGTTTTTTATTATGATGTTGTCCGAGTTTGTGGAGCGCACCGGCTTTGAGCCTCTGCCCTTCGAGTATGAGAAGATCGAGGCAGCCTACTACGATTTCGACGGCGGCAAGGACGCTTTCTGCAAGGCCTTTGTCGAGGGCGACGGTGAGCGGAAGATTTACCAGGCCCGGGCCGCCGAGATCGACCGGCTGAACGGCAAGATCCTGGAGATGGACAAGACCGCCAAGAAAGACGGCGAAGAGTACGAGCGCCGGTTAGCTGACCTTCAGGCCCAACTTGACCAGGAACTGGAATGGAAGCCCAGCGAGGGCACCGGCACCAACATGAGCCAGAGCGACTACGAGACATTGGCGGCTCTCTGTGATGGTACCCATGGTGCCCCCCACGAAATGACCGATGACGAAGCCAGAGCACTAATCGCTTCCGAATTCGGCTTTGCGGTTGAAAAAGTCGTGATTATCCATGTTGTCCACGCCTATGAGGTCAACAAGCACTGTCAGCTGCGGAAGTCCGCCGAGTATATCCGCCGCCCCATGTACGACGTCAGCGATTATAACTACGTCCGCTTTGACGTGGATTGTGGGCATATGACCTGGATGTATGAGATGGTCAACGGTGAGTTGAAGACCTACGACTGCTAATCCGTGGCCCGCCCCGGAGGTTACGAGGGCAGAAAGGAAAATGTTATGGCAAAGAGAAAGTCCGAACCCGTCATTACTCACACCGAGATCTACTCCCGCGCAATCAGCACCATTTTGTCTGAAATCAAGTCTTGGGAAGATCGCTGTGAGGGATTTCCGCAGGAGCAAAAAGAGGATATGGTGAGCAGAGCCACCGCCCATCTGCTTCCCAAATTGGATGCACTGAAAGAAATGTACCGCTTAGAGTGCGGAGACGAGTACGTCTAAGCCGAAACGCCCTCCGGGGCGTCCGCCGGAGATCGCCTCCCGGCGCTGATGATGGCAGGCGAGAAAGGAGACCAGAAATGTACTACGTTTACTGCCGACACTTAGGTACAGGCCGTGAGTCTTTCGTCAATTTATACGATACCGAAAAAGACGCAGTGTCCAAGATTGCGAGTTGCTATGCGATTGATTCACAGACGTGCCAGCAAGGTGAGTATTACTATTTCTTGATGAAACACTAGCCGAAACGGGCCTCTGGCCCGTCGCCGGGAACCGCCCTACCCGGCCTGATGATGGCAGGGCAGAAAGGATAACACCATGAGAAGACGGAGCAAGCGCACGACGGTATGGGCCTATCTGGACGGGAAAAAGTTGGTTGATGTAGTCTGGGCGGCCCTCGACAATAACATGATGGTGGACGATATGAAGGCCATACTGATCCGGGAGAACCCCGGCCATGAAGTCACCTTTAAGGTGCAGTAAAAGAGGAGGTTTCAATCATGCCGAGAATGCAGAACGAGAAGGGCGAGGCCCTGTACTACAACGTGATTATGAAGAACGGGAAAATCCAATATGCCCTCAAAGCCATTGGTGACACGGTGATCCTGGGCCGGGACCGGCAGAAACGCAAATACCGGGCCTTTGCCCAGGAGGCCCAGGCCGAGCGGTACCTTCAGCGGTATGGGTTCACCAGTGCAATCTACTGAGTGGCAGAACAAGCCGTAGCGGTGTCCTCCCCCCATAACGGGGCCAGGGCACCGCTCTTTTTCTGCCCGGCAAATCACACGGCAGGCCCCAGGCCCCTGTAGGTTTTTCCCAACGGGAAAAACAGGGACGTTTGTGAGGTGGGGAGGGTAATTACACTCCCACACCGTGACGGCCCTTCTGGGGCCGTTTCTGGCCCGTATAGGCGGTATAAAGAAAAGCCCCCGTTACGCTGATTGGCGCAACGGGGGCTATCATCATATCGGAGGGCTGTTTTCGTTGTTGGTATAGTCCTGGACAAAGCCGGCCGCCTGGGCGGCCGCATACTTTACCCCTTCACCGTGGGCACTGGTGTTCTCCGCCCGGTTCTTCTCCACAATTCGGGAGAGGACTATGGACAGGGCGGTACCAATGGGGGTAAATACCACCGTCCAACAGGCCAGGGCACCCGTGTACTGATACTTGATACTCAGCACGGCCAGCACAAAGCCCCCTGCAAGGCCCAGGGCGAGGATGAATACCAGAATATACCCCAGGCGGTCAGTGTTGCCCATGCGCCGCCGTGGGGCTGCCCTGGGCTGCTCCCGCTTACCCCTGCCCATTATTCAAGCCCGTACTTTTGGGCAAACCGATAGAGCACCTGCGCACACTGCTCCCGGGTCAGAAAGTCCTCCCACATGAAGTTGGGCGTACCGTCCGGGACGGTACCGCTACCGGCAAAAATGCCCTGGTCGATGGCGAACTGCCGGGCCGCCCGGCTCCACTCGCCGCTGTCATTGTCCCGCAGCTCCTGACGGTACTGCTGCATAGCTGTAGCAAACATCTTGTTGAACTTCTCTTGATCCATGTCCTCGTCCTCCTGTCCAATCGTTCCGTTGTTGTACTCCCGGGCATCGACCACCCAATAATAGGCGGCCTCATTGCGGAAGGTGGCCGGGTCACCATTCAGCCGCTTATCCTTGGTGCTGGCCGGGTCATTGATACGGATTTTATCATCTGCCCACCAGACCACCACAAAATGACCGCCGCCGGTCCAGGTGCCTTTCTTCATCAGGGCAATCAGGTAATAGCCCTGTTTCAGATACTCCAGAGCCTGGTCGTGGACTTTGGCCTTGGGATTGTGATAGCCGTTGGTCCAGGACAGTTGCCAACACTTGATACCGAACTCCGCGAACTGGGGAGCAAAGTAGGAGTAATAGGTGCCGGCCTTGAGAGCCTTGTAGCCGTGAGCGATAGACCATGCACAGGCATCCTCCGGGGTATAGGTCTTGCCAGTCAGCGTCTCAATAAGCATAGCCGCCGCCGTAGGACCACACCCGGAGTCGCCAATGGTGGCCGTTTCACCGGGCACTCTGTACGGCTTGTTCTTCCACCGGGGATCCGTCTGGAGATAGCTGACAGGCTTTTTATTCATTGCCGCCACCCTCTCCGTTTACGTGGGCCTTGACGGCCTGGTTTGTTTTCAGCATTTCTCTCATTTCCTCCAGGGCATCGTCCACCATGGAGGAAAACAGGTCAAAGGGGACGATCCGGGCCAGCCACGGAAAACGGGTTACGAACAGGTCATAGACCTGGCGGAGCTTTAATTTGCCGGTGCCGCCGCCTAGCTCCTTTTCCGCCTCAGTGACAGCCCACAGCAGCCACTCACGGACTTTTGCCAGCTGGGCCTCGCTGGGCAGGTTGAAATAGCGGTAAATATACCAGGTAGCCATCCCCAGGACGGCGGCCAGGGCCAGGATGATGTACCAATTATTGACGATAATTTCCATGATGTTCTCCTTTCAGTCAGTCGGGTTTGTGAAATTGTTCCAGGTCATCAATACGGTGGTTGGCAACCCGGATTTTTTCCTCTTGCAGCTCTGTGCGTTCCTCCAGCTTGTAGGTGCGCTCGATCAGATTGTTGTGGGCCTGCACCCGCTTCTCCAACTGCTCCAGCCGATAGCTGGTCAACTTGGAGGAGGTCAGAATACCGACTAGGGAACCGACCGCAGACCCAGCAAGGCCAATCAGCGCCACGACAATGGCCTCCATGCCCTTTACCCCCTTTCTGTGAATTTGAGGCTGTCAGCATATAAAAAGGCGGGGCGCACCCGGCGCCTCGCCTTGCCTCTGAAATTCGTAACCGCTTGGGAATTTCACCTTGCCCCAATCAGTGCGGCTATATGCTGAAGGTCGCAGACGGGAGCATTGAAAAAATCATAGCTCCATATCCAATGATCTTCATGCTCGGGCCGCCGATACCGCTGGCACAAGGAATTTTCCCATACCTTATCCCAACGGGCTTGACAGTTATTTTGCTTATTTTTCGGCCGCAAGCGGGTCAGGATGGCCGTCACCAGCGCCCCCCGCTCCCGCCCCTGGCCGTCATCATCCTGGGAAAAGAAGTCGAAGGCATTCTGGCAGGTGGTGGTACACAACTGCTTTCCTTGCCAATAAAGAAAACCGTCCCGGACTTCCAGAACGGCCCCATATGGGATATTCACTTGACCGCTTATGCTGTCAAATCGTGCCCGGCGGTGGGCGATGTACCTCTTGTGATCCACCGCTTACGCCTCCTTGGGGGCCAGCATCCCGACCAGCTCGGTATACTCCGCCTCGGAGATTTTGCTCGCAGCGTAGAACACATCCAGCTTGGCTTCCATGCCCTCAGTCTGGCCGCGCTCGATCATGCGCTTCAAAGTCCGATACAGCATCCTTTTCACCTCCCGTTCATTACTCAGGTTTCATCCGTCAGGCCCAGCTCCAGCAGGGTCAGACGGTATTCCTGGTCCACGATCATCCCGTCAGCGTCCTCCGCCGCCAGCTTGGCGGCCTGAATCTCCGCCCCGGCGTCGGTCTCCTCCAGCATGACGGTTTCCATATCCTCCATGCCCTCCCGGCCCAGCAGATGGTAGGCCGTTCCGGCAAAGACAATGCCCGAAGCCTCCGGCTCCGGGCAAAGGTTGAAGCAGCCATTATCGACCTGCTTGATGTAGTTGGGAGCCTCGGTCATGCCGAGGCACACCCCGTCTCGGGTGACTTTATACATTTTGCACCTCCAAAAAAGATCGCATGATACAGCCGCCGTAAGCGGAGCAGGCGACCATGGTCGTTGAAATTGCGGTAGTATGCGCTCTGGCATTCCATGTACTGCTCAATGTCCTTGAAATCCCGTTTCCCGGCCTTAAATTCCCGATAGAACAGTTTCAGCTTTCGACGGGCACGCTTAATCCCGTCCCGGCTCCCGTTGACCTTGATTTTTCCGGTTTCCGTCAGGGTAAACCGGGCCTTGCAGAACCGAAACGGCTTTGTCAGCGGGATCACCTTGCACTTGCGCTTATTCACCCGGATACCGATAGCCTCAAACCGCCGCACCAATTCACGGGCCAGTTCCTTCAGCTGTTCAATATCGGGGAGGATGACGTAATAGTCATCCATGTAATGACCGGCACAATGCACCCCTGCCTGACACTTGATGAAGTTATCCACGGCGCTGGGCAGGGCAACCATTTCTTGTTGCGACGGCTCCACGCCCAGCGGCATCCCCCGCCCTGGCGTGGGACAGGGAGAATTTTGGATAATGGTGTCCGCTATCTGGCGCAGGTCGGGATTGAGAATTAGCTGCTGATGTCGCTGGTAAATGGTCTGATGGGGAGCAAAGGGGAAAAACTTCTTCAAGTCCAGCAGCAAGACAGCCCCCTCCCGGCCATGCCGACGGAAATGCCATGCCAACTGTTGCTTTATACGCTTGAAACAATGGTGGAGGCCCATGCCCCTACGGCTGGCCCCGTTGTCATAGATCATGCCCGGAGTATAGAGGGGGACTAAGACCTCGTTGCTATGGTTCTTTTCAATCTGCCGGTCTGCAATACGGGGAGCGTCAATCGGACGCACTTTGCCCCGTTCCCGCAGGGTGAAGTGTGACCCCTTTTGAGGTTTCCACTTCCCCGCCAGAAGTTCCCGCCGCCGCCGGGCCGTCCCGGAGAACAGGTGCATCTCAAAGTTTTGGACGCTCTGTTTCCAACGGACTCCGTTGCAGCATTTCTTTCCATAGCGGAACATCTTGCGGTAGCTGAATACCTGGTCAACAGAACCGAGTGCATCACTCCGGGCCTGTCTTCGCTCCTGTCGCCTTGCCTGGCGGCGCTGATACCGCGCCTCCCGGCGCTCCTCGCTTGTCATAAAAAGTATTCGCTCCTTCGTACAGATACCTTGTAGGGTGCCGTCTAATCTGCTTTGCCCCGGCACATGAAACGGGGTGAGGCACGTCCCCCGCCATGCAAGCAGCGTCCGTGCAAGGGCATCAAAGGGCAGTTTTAGGGATTGGGTACCCAGGGCAGTATATCTCCTTTTGCTTCGGTCGTCTTTCACCTGGGCGGGATAAATCCCGCCCTGCTACTCCATTTGACCTAGCATAGCAAAAGCCGGGCGCCACCGCCGCCGACCACGAGGCATTGCTGCCGGTGTAGGAGCCGTTGGTGTAGATTCCGCAGAAATTGTGATAGCCGGTGTAGTAGGGGGAACGGAGCCACACCCACACGGCCACAGATCGGTTCTCAGATATACACCCAATAGAGGTTACTTTGGGGCCTGTCTCTGCCCCAGGCTTTTGACAGCGCCTTTCAGAAGTTCATTCTCCCGGTCAATCAAATCTCCCAGGCTCTGCGCCATCTTATCCAGCTTGGCGGTTGCGTCGCTGGCGCTGACTGACTTCCCCTTGCTTGTAGTAAAAGCCCCTTCCGGGTTTTGGCTCATTACGTCATAGCAGAGGGTCAGACGCACATCCAGGGCCATCAAGGAGGCCCTGGCCTCTAGTAGATGGGCCTTGCGGATGGAAATGCGCTGTGGGTCAGACGGAAAAATACTGTTTGCCTTTTCCGCATGATCTAGGACTTCCCCGGACAGTTTTGCCACAGGCTCTTGGAGCATCCGGGCATACCGGGCAGATAACCGGGTCAGAAAGTTCAGCGTTTCCACATGAATTTGATACGCCACGTTGATAAACTCCGCCTTGCTGACGGCGCGTTTCTGCTTTAGGACCGACATAAATTCACCTCTTTTTCGTGCGCTATCTGGCCGATTATAGCAGATTTTCCCGGACTAAAAAGCCTGTCCCCCGGATAGCGTTATAAAATATCGCTATCCAGTAGAAAAGGCCCATTTCTAAAAAATTTCGCGGGCGCTTACGCGCCCGTGATTTTTTCGGCGCTCTCCGGCCCCGGTTCCTCTATCGGGGACCGCCCGCTGTCGCGGGCGGGATTTATCCGGGATACTCTGCGGAGGATTAGACAGCAAAGCCGGGCGCCACCGCCGCCGACCACGAGGCATTGCTGCCGGCGTAGGAGCCGTTGGTGTAGATTCCGCAGAAATTGTGACAGCCGGTGTAGTAGGGGGAACGGAGCCACACCCACACGGCCGTCCCCGTAGCGCTGTGCTTATAATGGATTTTGCTGTTGCCTGCTTTGTAGTAATCATACTGAAGCTGGTAGTTCTGCTCTGCGCTGTTGGCATAATACCTTGCTCCGAATACCTCAAACTCCGCCAGGAGGAAAAGGTAATCGGTTGTGCCGGTCACATTGCTTGCAACGTTCGTGCCGTTTGCCGTGTTGTCCGTGTATTTCGTGACGGGCTTCATCACCGCCCGGAGATCCGCAGGCAGAGCCGCCAGGAGGGTATTTGCCGGGGGGCTGGTAGGCGTCCCGGTATTGCCCAGAATATTTCGCCGCATATTGCAGGAGTTCCACCCTCCGTTGTTACTCCGGCTGGTATTCATATTGAAGTAGCCTGCCGATGTCTGCTCCGTACTAAACTGACTGTCACACAGACCCACCAGCTTCCCGCCGATCTTGCCGATCTGGAAGTGAATGCGGTTGCTCCCTTCCCGGTTGGCATTGTGGTTAAAGCCCAGGATGAATACGTCAATAGATAGGTTGGAAAACGTGAAGTTCCCCACCTTGCCATTGATCTTGATGTTCTTGGTATCGCCTACGGCCCAATAGTTGGCCCCCTTGCCAGCGTTCGACACGGACTTGATTGTGGCCCAGCTGTTGCTGTTCATGGTGTTGCTGATGGCCGTAACCGTGATAGAGAGGGCGCAGGTCTTCGTAACCCCACCCTCGGTATAGCTGATAGTCACGGAGTTGTTGGAGGCCGTCAGATTGCCCGTGGGGCTATACGTCCACCCGGTTACATTGGCCGATGTGCCGTCCGTATAGGTGGCCTTGATAACCATACCGGCGCTGCTGAATTTGTCCCCGGAGTAATAGCTGGTTTTCGAGGGGGGCGTGGCGACGGCGATACTGGAAAGAACCTTCTGAACCGTGATAGGCTGGGTACAGGTCTTTGTCACATTCCCCTCGGTATAGGAAATCGTGATTGCCGTGTTGGAGGCCGCAAGATTGCCGGTCGGGCTATATGTCCAGCCTGTCACAACCGCCGCACTGCCGTCATCATAGGTGGCGGTAATCACCATGCCCGAGGAATTGAATTTCTCCCCGTGGGTGTATGCGGTCTTCACCGGGGCCGTAGTCACGGCAATACCGGAGAGCTGCCGGACCGTCACGGCCACGGTCTTTGTCAGGGTAATGCCCGCCCGCTCGTAGGTGATTGTCACCTGCGTTGTCCCGGCGGCCATGACGGAGGGGGAGAACGTACAGTAGCCGGTCACATTCTCTGTGGTGTCATCCGCATAGGTGGCCGTCACCACAAGGCCCGTGCCGTCAAACGCCTCCCCTACCCGGTAGGTGGTCTTGGTGGGCATAGAGGTGATTGCCACGCTGGAGGTAATCATCAGGTCCGCCGTGTACTGCATAGCCCCGGTAACCTCCACCTGTTTAGACACGCTCTTGCCGTCCAGCGTGGCCGTCACCGTCCAGGTGCCGATCCCAGGCAGGGAGATAACCCCCGGCCCCTCACTGTTCAGCGTGGTACTGCCTTTTACGCAGGTCACGGCGGCTCCGGCGCAGGTAACAACATTGATGGTGGGGCTTTGCACGCCCAGCGCGTCCTTCATCACCTGGAGGCTCACACGGCGGTTTTCTTTCCCCGCCGCCGAGTAGAAGGGGATGGTATCATCCAAGGCCATTTCCACGCTGCTTTTCAGGCTTTTGGTGGCCTGCTGGTAATCGGTTCCCGCCTTGGCTGCGGACACCGTACCCTTCCCATTCCCTTTGAGGAGGCCATTCACATTCAGAGCATCCTTCATCTGCTCCATCAGTGCCCCGTGCGCCCCCTCGTCCTCGTTGTGGTCTTTAATCATCTGCTGGACAGCGGCGGCGGTCACAATGGAATTCGGGTCAATGGTGGCCGTCACGGCATCTACGTCACCCACAGCCGCAATGATGTCAAAGGTCGCCAGCTTGCCCACGATGGAGCTGGAGGGCCTGATCCACTCCGGTTCGTTCTCCAGAACGAGGTAAGTATAGGGGACTTCCCCCTCGTCGGGGTCGCTGGCATACAGGACAAGCCCCGTGGCGTAAAAGCCCCGTTCCACCTGGGCGCTGTTCACCTGGACAGTTACCTGGCACTCGCCGTCAATGGGATTTGTCACCGAGGCGATCATCCCGTCCATGATATACCCCGCAGGTTCGCCCATGGTCTTCGGGGTCATGTCCTCCGGGATAGTCCCGTTGCCCACGGCCACACGGGTATAGTGCATAGAGCACTTCCCCGCCAGCACTTTGGCAATCAGGGCAATACCTTTGGCGCTGCCATAACTGCCGTCTTCAAATCTCGGCATTTGCCTTGCCTCCTTCACTCAATTCTTTTGGATGTAATGCGCGTATGATAGAACATGCCCCCTGCGCCGTTTTGGCGGCCCCTGACGACCCTTTGCACCTCTGCCGGTATCCCGGCCCTAGTCGGTGCTAAAAAGCCGCCACGCTCCACGAAAACGGGCTGGTGGTACGTTTTATCTTCACTGTGCGGAGGCAAAAGGAAGTTTGCCCCCACGGAGCCGCCCAGGCTGATTGTCAAATCGCTCCTGTATGCCCTGTGCGTGCGCAAATACAGCCGCAGGCCAACGCCGGCGGCCAGGATGCGCTTGATTGCCCGGGCAATCTGCTCTATGATCTCCACCCGCTCCTCAGAGAGCAGGGACAGGTCTACAAACAGGGCCTTTTTTGCCGGGAACACGTCTTCAAGGTCAATGTCTGTCAGATCGACGCCCAGCAGTTCAGCGGCGGCCTGGATGATGGTATCATCATCACCGCCGGACACCTGCGCCAGCATCTTCACCCGGATAAGGATACGGTAAAGGGGATCACTGGCCGCCCCGCGGACAACGCCAAAATTCGCCCCATAGCGGTCCAGGACGGCCCCCTCTGCATTGTCCAGGTCATCCCATAGCCTGACCGTCTCGGCGGTCGTATGGGCCATTTCAAAGCCCCATGCGATAAGCGCAAACAGGCGGCCGATGTTCGTCTCCATCGGTCGCCCGTTCTCTGCATTCTTAATGTCTCGCCGGTTATAGGCCCCGGTCAAAAGGGTCAGCATCTTTTCCAGGTAGCCATAACTCATAGGACGCTCACCTTCTCGTTGTCGGTGACAACCTTGCTCCGGCTGTCAACCTCAATGTTCTCCGTTGCCAGCTCCTCCGGGGTCAGGCCCAGGGCAACGTCGAAATCCAGGAGGCCGCTGATTGCGTACAGGGGAGCCGTCAGGCGCTGGTGATACAGCGTCTCACCAATGCCCACGCCGCCGCTCTCATCGTCCCCTATGAAATTCACAACGGCCTGCCGCACCAACTCCTTGCCGTTGTGGGGGAAACTGCTGCCGGTTTTCAGATTGAAAATCTTCACATAAACCGGCACAGGCCGGGGGCGGTTAAATCGGATGACCTTCACGGCTTGGCTGGCCGTAAGGACTTGGACGGAAATCTCCCCATAGGTCTGAATGCCGCCGGCCAGAATGGAATAAATCTGCTGGGCAATATCCCCGGACAGGCCGCCATAAACAACAGCCTCGATACTATGCGGGGGGAGCCCGTACTCGTCCTCAAAGTCGGTATCATTCTCAAATACCTTTGCGTCCATGATACCCTCCACGTTCTGGAGGAGGGCCGCCCGGATAGCGTCAGCATTGACGCCGCCAGCGAAGTCCACGGAGGCATAGTAGCGATCTCTAAATTCCTCGTCGGTCTCCCGCTCCCGGCCCCCGGTAAAGGGGGCCGGGTTGGTAACGGATACCAGCCCCGCAACCGCCCCCGGATTGGTAATGACCGTGACTGTTTCGGCGGCCACGTTACCCTCGGCCCCTGTCATGGTACATCGGGCCGGGACAAGGGCTGTGTCGTTCGCTCCGATCTCTGCTTCCGTCACAGTGTAAAACTGAATACCGCCGTTCGTCCCCGCCAGCCAGCCCTCCGGGATGATTGTACCCGCCGGGCCAGTAATAACCAGGTAGCCCGAGGCCTTTTGTGCGGAGAGCAGTTGCAGGCCAATGGCCCGGCCCAGGTTGAAAAGACTGGTTCCAACCGCCGTGTCAACAAACCGGCTGTTGTAAACGTCCTCGATCAGAGAGAACAGGATATTCAAAATCCAGGCATAAATGCGGAGAAACATACCTATCGGGCTACGCACCGTCAGATTGGCGGTCGCACCGAACAGCTCCCGGGCCTTGTATTCCAGAGCGTCAAGCAGCTGTGTGTAAGTAGGCCGCCGAAAGCCTAATGCGGTCAAGCCCCAGCCGTTTTCATCCATCGGTATTCACCCCCACTCGAATTGTAGAGCCATCGTAAAGGATCCCGGAGAAGTCCGCCCCGATACCGCGGCCATCTGCCGTAATGGCGAGGCTTTCTATCTCCCGGACATACGGCTCCTGGAAAATAGAGGCCCGTACAACATCGTCCGCCTCATCCTCCGCCTCACTTTTCGGGCGGCCCACCACACGCGCCCAGGCGGTCCCGTGGGCTGTATTCAAGGGGAATTCGCCCTTCCAGGTATGGAGGTTGTTGCGGATGTTCTGCGCTATGGCCTCGCCGTCATATACGCACTGCAATATACCGTCTGTGTCAAACATGAGGTCGCGGGTTTCCGGGTCAAGGGCTAGTGTCATAATATTTGCCATAAATGCGCCTCTTTTCTGTCAGCCGCCGATAAAGACATTGCCGCTCCCGTCCTGGACTGCTCCCGCCAGCGTAACGGCATCCCCCACACGGGCGGCCGGCTTTCCATTGATGAAGACGGTGCCACTCCCGGCGGCAATTACGTCCTGGTGGCCGGGATGGGCAACACACCCATGAGCGGCATAGTGGTCGCCAACACGCCCGGCCCCCAGGCCGTTGATAATCACGTTGGGGCTGCACTCCACCAGGGGGACAGGCGGACAAGCGTCATGCCCGGTGCAACAGTCGCTTTGTCTGGTAGCTGCTGGCATGGTGCTCCCCTCCTAGTTGATATTGACGGTCGAACCCTGGATTGTCACCGTACCGCTCGCAGTGATTGTCACGTCCTGCGTGTTCATCTTTATTGCGCTGTCGGTGAAAACCGCTGTCGTTCCTTTGTTTTTGATAGTTGCTTTGTCTTTCGTTATAGCCACCTGAATGTCGCCGCCGTCTGTTGCCATGACAATGGCCTCCTCCGGGAGCCCCTTCAGGGTGTTATTCGCTGGGACAAATGCACCCACAAATACAGCGTCCTCGTCGCTGTGGTTCCGCTCGGTGTTCGGCTGGCACTCCTGCCCGGAGTCCATAATGCGGTCAATGTCGTGATCCATATAGACCAGCACCCCCACATCCCCCGCAACATACCAGGGGCGGTGAACAAAGCCGCCGCCCCGGATCAGCGCCACGGGTACGCCCAGCACCTGGGGCGGAGTGCGGTATATGCCTCCATCCAGGGCTTTTGAGAGAGGCTGCACATCCACGGTCATCTTAGCCGGGTCAAACTTCTCCACCCGGCAAAAGCCGCCGACACGCACACTCTCCATGGTGGCCTTCTTATCCTGATTTTCATAGTTATACTGCGTTCGGTTCATGCCGGTTTCACCTCAATGTCGGTCTTCCAATCGGCGGTCGGGCTGCCCCTGTGCGTCCCGGAGAGAATGAGGAATTTCCCGTTGAGGGAGTTGCTAGTGATCTGCACAATATCAGCTGGCCCTATGTGATAGTTCAGCAGGCAGGACCGCTTGTAGGTCGTTTCCTGGGCCTCCCCACCATCATCAATAGTGGTCTGATTGGTGGTTACTGGCGTGTCCTCCGTTTCCTCTGTGGCCCGGAGCAGGCCGGTGGAGGGGGAGAGGTTATAGCCCATATTGACGCCCTTGGATGGGTCATTGATGGTGATAACCCCATTACGAATCAGGAACCGGCTTTTGCAGTCCAGGGTCACAATTTCGGTGACAAGGTTTTTGACCTTGCCCTTGCACACCTTCCCCCGCGGATACTCCTTGTCAACGGCCAACTCCATTGTGCCGATTTCCAGGCCGAAGATGTTCAGCAGGTCATTTACAATGGTGCTGGCCTTGCTCCCGGCGGCATAGGTCTTATTCACCTCCGAGGAAAGCCATTCCTCCAAGGCCTCCGAGGCCGTGATGGTGGTGATCCATTCGGTCCCCTCCTTCTTGCTGGACACCCGGGAAACCTTGCCAACGAAAATTGTCCCCACGTCCCCCTCATAGCCGGCATTCAGAATCACCACCTGTCCCTTTTTAATGCCGGAGCGGGTAGCTGGGGAAAGGTTATATGCCTTGATGGTGGCGGAGCCTAATTCCTCGCTGTCCTCAAAGGGCACTTCAAACGTAAAGAACAGGTTCGCCATATCATAGCGATTGCTCCCGATCTGGAGCGTGGCCGCCCTTTTCCAAAACCTCATGCTGTCACCCTCTTGTAGACATACAATTTGACCTGTTTGCCGAAGTTTTGAAATGTGATTTCAGATATTGCGTCCCCGGTCAGGCACAGAGGGATAATGACGGGAGCGGGAAAACGTTCATCCTCCACCACGTTGAACAGGGGCCGCCCATAGCGAATAATATCGCCATAGGCCAGGACTTCCCCCGTGCTGGTAATGGACAGGTCAGCCGTGAAAAAACCGCCCACATCATTCCAGCGAATGCAGAAAGTAAACGTCCGATCCCCCAGCTTTACAGCGAAATTGTACGGCACTTTGCTGGTGTCGATTTCGATATACTCAACCTCATATCCCAGGTCAAGCAGCTGCAAACCATTCATGCGCACACCCCCTTACGCCGCACTGTAAGAGGGTGTACTTCTACCAGATGGCCCGGAACTGCTGGCGGCCTTGTTCTGGTAGCTGTTGACATAGGCGGCATAGGCGCTGGAGGAGATTTTTTCCGTCGATGTCGTTTTCAGTCCGGCGGCGCTGGTGGCCCTGGTCTGGCTGCCGGCCTCCGTGGTGGGAGCGTCTGCGTCCTGGGCGCTCATCATCTGCTCGCCTGTCTCCACATACTCCGCAGAAGTGATGTTTACGACTTGGAGCTGGATGGTAAAGCTGGAGCCGTCTTTATGCTTGGCGTCGCTGTCGCTTTTGTAGCTGGTAATAACACAGCTGGACACACGATTGCGGCCCACATATTCCACAATATCCCGCTCTTTCCACATCCGGCGGAGGATGGACGCCTGCCCATCCCCCTTGATAGTCACGCCGGTAATGGTGAGCCGGATAGGGTCAGTAATGGCATGGTCGTTGATGTCGCTCCCCCGTTCCACGGGATTGGACGTGACCTTACTGCTCCGCTGGATGCTCTCGGTGATAATTACGCCGGTAGTAGCGGCATCCAGCCGCACCGTGCCGCATTTCTCGCCGGTGATGGTATATGCCATAGCCGCCCCTCCTAACTCCTGGCATATGCGCCCTGCATAGCCCTGTTGTGGTATTCATCCTCTTTCTTCTCCCGGTACCACTTCTCCAGCAGCTCCAGGATATGGCTGTCCAGGCCGTCAATATCGACCCCTTCACCACCGCCCCCCAGCGAAATACTGATATGCGGGGAGAAGGTGCTGGAATCGGTGTAAGAGGATTCCGTGCTTGTGCTGTTGTTGATAATCTCGTCGGTCTTATCTGCCGGGATGATGGCCGTGCCAGAGGGCAGATAGGCCAGCTCCCCGCCCTCCTCGTTCATCCTCGTCCAACCGCCTCGCCAGTTGTCCGTACCCTCGGCATTCCCGGGAATACTTACCCCGCTGACGCTGATATTGGCCGAGTTGACCGACTGGGCCGCCGACGCAATTTTACCAAACGAGGCTACGATCTTTGCCGCCCCGTTCTCTGCCGCCGTGGTCATGCGCTCCCAGGCACTTTCAGCGTCCAGGGTCATTCTTGCGTAGGCGGTTTCTGCGTCATCAGCCATGAGGCCATAATTTTCGTTGCTGATTTCACGGGCGGCATTCGTAGCGTCCGTAACCGCCTGCTCCGCCGCTTTCGAGGCCTCGGAGATGTTGGAGGAGTATTCCGAGGTGTCCACCGCCAGGGACGTTTCCGAGCTGGTGGCCTCGTCCAGACCATTGACCGAACCGGTCAGGCCGTCCACCGCCTCGCTGCTTTCCTTGGCGCCGCCGAAAATGCCGCTGAAGAAACTGGCAACCTTGCTGACCCCGTTTGCAAAGAACCCTATCAAATCAGACACCCACCCGGCTATCGTTCCCAGCACATCGGCCGCAAAGGATAGGACGGGAGAAAGGGCCTCCAGAACGGGGAGAACCACGCCAGAGAGCACCGTGCCGATTGCGGAGATAAGAGGCTCCACGGCGGGGAGAAGTGCCTGGACAAACTCGGTTGCAATAGAAACTATGGGCTTCAACGCCTCGATCACCACACCGAGGATCTGCGTCAGCGGCGGGATGACCGCCCCGGCCAGCTCCGAAACGAGCGTTGCCAGTACAGGCAGTACAGAAGTCAGCAGAGGCATAAATGCGCTGATAAGCGGCCCGAGCAGGCTTGTCACCGAGGACAGAGCCATGCCCAGCACGGGGAGCAGCTGCCCCGCCACTTCCTCCACAACGGGCATGAGGGGCTGAATAGCGTCCCGGTTCAGCGTTTCAAATATCTCTACCAGGGGCGGCAAGAATGTCCTCGCCACCTCGGAAATGATATTTGCCAGCGGCGGAAGTACCGTCCCTGCCAGACTGCTTACCGTCTGCAATACCGGGGACATTGCATTGAGCAACGTGCCAAATGTCTTTGCCAGAGAAGGAATCAGGTTTTGCCCCAGCTGGAGCAGAGACGGCACAACCGCCCCCAGCCCATCCCCCAGGGTGCTTACGAAAGAGAGCAGCACCGGCTCCAGCGTAGGCCATGCGTCCAGCACGGAGTTGATGATCCCCTCCATAGTCGGGGCCAGCTTGCTACCCGCAGAGGTCAAAAAGTCGCCCATTACGCCCCGCAGGCTCTTGGTGGCGTTCGTCAATCCCCCGGTCTGCTCCACGGCGGCCTTTTGAATGGCTCCGCTTTGGGCCAGGACAGCGTTTAACCGTACCTGTGCGGCGGCGGCATCGTCCAGGCTGTCAATATTGCTGGATAGGCCCAGCTCCAACGCGCTTTGTTTCAGCGCGGTTTCATCCAATGTAATTCCAAAAGCCGTCAGGGCGGAGGTGTCGCCCTCAATGGCACTCTGGAGGACGGATAGCGCCTCAGCGTCATCCATCTTAAAGTAGTTGCCCAGGTCATAGGCCAGAGAGGTCGTTACCTTGGAGAGCTCCTCCGAGGCCTCCGCAGTAAGGCCCAGGTTCCGATACATGGTATCATTGGACACCATGAAGGACTGAACTTCCGTTGTACTTCGGTGTACTGCGTCAGAGAAGTTATCTACCCATTCAGCCGCCCCGGAAGTAAAAAGAGTGCTGAACTGCGCCGTTGTGGCCTCGCTGGCCCCAAATGCGCTTAGTGCGGCACTTGCAAAATTCTTTAGCTGCTCCGTGGCCGTCTTGATAGCCTCAAAACCGATAAAGGCGGCCACAACGGACTTGATGGCCTCAGATACCTTGTTGCCGGCATCCTCGCCGGCTTCCCCCATGTCCTCCAGGTCGTCCTCTGCGTCATTGGCGGAGTCCCCGGTATCGTCAATCCCCTCCCGGGCATTTCGGATGGCCGATACAAGGGCAGTCTTAATGGTCTTAACCGGATGGGCAAAAGCCGTCCCGATATTTTTGGCCCCGGATACCGCCTCTGTCGCAAAGGTCTTTACTTTCTTCCGGGAGAAGTCCAGAGCCCCCACAAGCCCCGTCTTAAAGCTCTGTGTGATACTCTGGCCTGCCTCCAGGCCGTCGGCCATGGTTTCACGGAAAGCAGCTCCCAGGTCTGCCGCTCCCTCTGCCGTTTCCCTGACCTGGTTTCGGAATCGTTCAGCCTCGCTCCTTGCTTCGTCCAGGTCAACGCTAAAACGGCGCGTATCATCGGAGGCGTCCCGTACCCCGCCCCGGAGATCGTCAACTCCATCACCCGCGGTATCGGCATCCCGGCCAAACTGCCGGGCCGTGTCCCCCGCCGCCCTGGTTGCGTCGGAGAGATCATCCAGGTCAGCACCGAGCCGCCGGGCGCTATCCCCCGTCCTTTCCACGTCTGCCCCGAGGCCCCCGGCGGCGTCTCCTGCCGCCTCGGCATCCCGGCCAAACTGCCGGGCCACATCGGCGGCGGTCCTTACCTCCTCGTTGAATTCCTCGGCGGTATCTCCGGCCCCGGAGGCCCCCGCCCCAAACTGGCGGGCACCCTCCGCCGCCTCGTCTGTCTGCCGCCCAAACTCGCCGGCGGCCTCCCCGGCGTTGACTATGGCATCCTCGGCCAAATCAAGGCCCGCAGTAAAGTCACGCGCCCCCTGCTGGCCCATATTGCAGGCGGAAACAGCCCCGGCCCCAAATCGCTGTACGCCAGCCTCAGCGGAGCCTAGAAGGACCTCCATGCCCTCAATCGCCTGGTTTAGCTTGTCTATCGAATTGCCGGCCTCGCCAGTATCAAAATCAATACCGTACTGGAGCTCCCGTGCGTCTGCCATGTCACCACCTCCTCGGCTCAAATTCCCAACCGGTTACGAATTTGCCGCTTGAAAATGAAAGCAGCCGCCCCGGTTTATGGGGACGGCTGCTTTTTCGGTTTCCACTCGGAGAACCACAGGCGCTTGGCCTCGCAGCATTCGGAATACTCCGCTAAATCCATCTGCATCAATTCGGTGTAGGTTACACCATTGCCAGACCAGACCATGCACCAAAAGCCCTTTTTCGCCACGGCCCTCCTATGGGCTGCCTCCAGGGATAGTTCAGCTGCGAAGAAACTGCTCGATGGCGCCGATCAGCTTCTCCGCCGTGGACAGGTCTTCCTTCTCGTCAAAGTAGGCCATACCCTCCGACTTGACCTCGGCGGGAGCGATCACACAGTTGCGGAACATGCCGTCCATGTACTTGGCGGACTTGCGCTTGCCCCCGGTGTTGCCGCACTCGTCGTTGAAGTCGTAGTACCAGGAGGGGGAAACGCTTTGGAGGGTGAACTTCTGCCCATTGATGGTGACCTCTTTCTGCTTTGCCATAAACTTTCGATAGCCCCTTTCAGATAATGATTTTGGCCTGTTCGGCCAGTTTTTCCTACCGCCCATCAGCGGTAATTGAGCGTGGGCACAAAGATGTTGATATCGGTGGAGCCGATCTCCTTGGCCTTTGCCAAATCGGGCGGTTTAATAATGCGGCAACGCTCCTCCGCAAACTGCACCGCCCCGGCGTCGTTGGCATCGGTGATGGTCAGGCGAATCTCCTTCCGTTTGACCGCCAGGGAGCGTAGGAAGGGGAGGCTGGAGCTGGAGCCCATGAGGTGGAGCGTCACCTGCCCGCTCTCGTTGGCGTTCTCGTTGTAGGTGACATCGCCCTTGGCCCCCGTGGTGGGGGTCACAATGTCCTCGTTGCGCACAACATTGATAACCCCGTCCGGGGAGAACCCCGTGATAATCTTGCCGTTGATGTTCACATTGACCTTTTTGGGGTCATAGCTGGCAATTTCAATATCGTTAGCCATAATTCAAAGGCCCTCCTTTTCGAATTTACGGGCGGGCTTCCACATCAAACGGAAACTCCGTGTGGAAGTACATTTTGTAGTGATACGGGTCCGTGTGCGTGCCTGTGACATCCTCGACCACATACAGCGTGTAGTCATTCAGATACACATAATTTTTCTTGTACTCATTGGCCCCGGTCTTGCAGGTGACCACCAGTTCACTGCTGCTGTTGTTGGAGATAGACATATAGCCCTCAACAGTGAGGATGATGGTATCCGTCCTGGCGTTGTAGACGGTGATCCGCCGTTCACAGTTGAAATAATCGGCGTCCTTCGAGAGATTGGCGTTTACCTTGTCCGCCTCGGAGCATCCCACAAGAGACAGCACCAGCACAACGGACAGAATCAGTGCTAAAATCTTTTTCATAATCAGCAACTCCTTTCTTAGCCGTTCAGCGTAACCCGCAGAGTGCCCCGCACCTTCACGCCATGGACAGCGCCCTCCAGTTGGGCCTCCCATTCCACATTGGGCATGATACGGTTCCGGGCCTGCTCGTCCGTAGCGTCTGCCCTCTTGGGGATGGTGACGGTGTAGACCCCCGTCCCATCATCCGGGTCAAGGGCGATAATATGCAGCTCAACCGCCCGGTTGAGGGCCGCATACACACCGCCGGCGACAATGGAAAAGCCGGCGTCGGTGTAGCCGATTTTGGGGTTGGCCAGGAAAATCTCATAGAGGTTTTCCCGCATCTGATAGGTGATGTAGTCGGCCCCCATCACGTTATCAATGAAATTCCCATCGCCGCAAATGCCGTTCTTAACGTACTCGTGCTTATACTCCGCCGTCATAAAGTTGACGAAATTCTCCTCCAGGGTGTCCCGCTCGCTGTCCCGGAGATCCGCCACGGCAATCCCGTCCGGTACCTTCCACTTCCATGTGACGCTCTCCGGCCAGAACGGACCGACACAGCCCAGCCAGGCGGCGTCCGCCCACTCCTTTGTCGGGCTGTCCGAGTAAATCACGGCGCTGCGCCCGTACTTGTTGACATACTTCTTGTTGTTGGTCTGACCGAAATAGAACTTTCGGTGATCCTCCACGCCAGCGCCCAGCGCCGCCTCGGTGGGTTCGGTACCCTCCGCCCACTGACACAGGGCCGTTACGCAGTCCTCGTCCGTTACGTCCGTCAGGATGATGTACCAGTCATCGTTGATGTCCCGCAGGGCCTCAATGGCCGCCACAAGGTTCTCCGCTTTCGTGGTATCCCCCTTGCCAACGGTAACGGCCACGGTGCCGCCCTTCAGCTCCAGGTCAACGAAACAGTCAGCGTCTTTGTAGAGGCCAATGTCCTCCGTGTAGCCGGAGATCGCCGTGCGGGTGTCGCTGGTGAAGGTCACAATGGCGCCGTCCACCGCGGCGGTGAAACTGACCTCATCCTCGGTAAAGGTCTTGCCAGCGAACAGGGCCGCAAACTCGGCCTCGTCCTCGGGGGCCGCCTCCCCGGTGGTGATGGGCACCACCACCTTGCTGCCCAGCTTGGCATAGTAGGTAGTCTGCGCCTCCAGCTCCTCCGACGTGCTGAGGCCGGAGAAGGTAACGGCAATCATGCTGGCCTTGCCACCCTCGTTCTGCGGGTTCTCAATGCCCACCATGCGCACACGGCGGATCAGCGTGTCGGCCAGCGTGTGATCCTGGTTAAACATCCGGTCCACCAAGGCCGCAACCTTCTTTCCCCGGTAAGCCTCCTTCAGAAGCTCTAGGTCATTGAAGGTCTGCATATCCGCTTTGCCCTCGGTGGACAGCACGAGGATGTCCAGCCGTTCCGCCGGCTTTACCTTGGCGTCCAGCGCGGTATAAACCTGGATGTCTTTCATGCTCATTCACTCCTATTCTTGTTTTGAATAATTCGGGTTTCCTCAACGATGGACACAAGCCGGGTGTCCTGCCGGGTGTACCTGATACGCACATCAAAGCCCACCCGCCGGGCCGCCTCGTCTACGAGCAGCACCGTCCTGTCTTGGGTCTGGCTCACCTCCACGACGGCAATCCCCAGCCGCAGGAAATCATCATATCCCGCATGAAGGAAATAGCCTGCCGCCCTGGAGGCCAGGGTTTCCGCCTCGTCTGCCCCGGAAATGGGATTGCCCTCCGGGTCGTCGCGGTCTTGGCTGCAAAAGGTAAAGGAAAATGTGGCGGAGGGCATTTCCATCCGAGTGACCTCCACCCCGCCCTCGACTTCACTCTCGGTAATGTCGCCCAGGCCGCCGTCTGAGACGTAGGGAGCCGTCACGGTGTAAATGCCGAACGGCATTTCTGCCTCCGGCTGTACCTGGTTCGAGAGAACGACCGGGCATCCCATGTACTCCCACAGGTGGGCAATCAGCTTGTTCCTGACCTCAACAAAAGTCATTTCGGATTGCTCGCTCCCTTCCGTTCCACCATGTACCGCTTCATGCTGTGAATGGGGCCGTGGGTCAGCTCCTGCTTGACCGTGTAGACCTGCCCATCATAGCCGTCCCGGAACTCGGCCCCGACCTTCAGCTGATAGCCGTTGGTATAGACCTTTTGCGAATTGAGGGTATATGTGCCGCTGTCAACATACTGCAAATCCTCGTTGTTCAGCGGCATCACCACGCCCTGAAATTTCGTTTCAACGGTGGCGCCGGGTTTCCATTGGCCGCCGTTGTCCTTGTCGTAGCCTCCGCCCTCGGTATGCACCTCGTACATATCATGCAGCAGATTTTTAGGCAACCTCGGCCCTCTCCATGCCCTCATGTTCCCCCGCCTCCTTCCACTCGGTAAACGATACTGCGAAACAGCCGCCCAGTATCAAAAAGGGGCTGATACTGTGTGCTTGTCAGCTGTGTTGTAGCGGACTTTGGCGGGGTCAGCTTGGTATTGAAGTAGCCCCGTGTCATTTCCAGGGCCCACTTTCCAACGAAGTCCATAGCCTGCTCTGCCGTCCACTGCTGGCGGATAATGCCGTCCACGGCATCCTTGCAAATATCCTCCAGCGTACTCTTGCCGGTGTCGTAGCTGGTACGGATGAAACTGCGCTCCGGGATGGTGACGCTCTCCACAAGCATATACATCCACTCGTAGTCCTCATTGGGCCGGGGATCCTTCTTGCCGCCCGTGCGCTGCGTCTTGGCCTTGTGCTGGGCAGGCTGGCGGGCCTTATCCGGCTTTTTGTGGGGTTTCTTGTCCCGAACCAAAAAGCCATAGCCGGGGGAAACCGGGATAAAGCGCAGATCATCAAACTGGCGGGGGCTTTTGGCTCCCTTGGCCTCGTCCGTCAGGGGGATTGCAAGGTGCTTGACGTTCTTGGCGTTGATGGTGGCCCCATACTCATGGACACGGGCAATCATCAGCAGATCATTCTCAGAATCGCCCATAATGCCGATATGAACCGACAGCCCTTTAAGGGCCTCCAGCTCTCGCTTGATACGGGCCAGCTCCGGGCGAACGGTGTCCTTCAAAATCCGCATATCTCACCACCGTCTGTATAGGGAAATAACATCCTGCCATGTCTGGCTAATGTTCTTGTCGAATGTCCAACTCACGTCAGAAATGGAGAAAGCGGACAGCCCGGCGGCGTCATTCTCGGCAATCGCCCACTGCTGGGCCACCATGTTCCAGACAATGGCCTCCAGGTCTGCGGGGAGCGTGGCGGGTTCATCCGCTGTCGCGTCCTTTGGCAGAACATAGCCGGCAGTATAGACTATCTGGAGATAGCGCCGGGGAGCAATGAAGTCATAGGACAGCCCCCCGATATGGCCCCGGTACGTCCAGCCGTTTTCCCGGAACACAACACCGATCTCTCCCTCGTCGGAGAAGTCAAACCCATCCACCGCCGCCCCCGACATGGTATCGGTGACAGAGGTAATGCTGATAATCGGGTACTGCTCCAGTGTAAGCCGCTGGGTACCGGGAGCCGACTTGTTCTCGGTGTAGGTTTGTCTGCCCAACTTGCGGCCCAGCTTGCTCTCAAGCCATGCGGAGGCGGCATTGATAAGCTGAACCAGGGCGGCGTCCCGCTGGGCGTCCTCCTCGACCGGATCAATCCCGATTGCAACCTTGACCGCCTCCAGGGTTGTCAAAGCATTGTCGCGCAAGGCCGGACTTGCGGCCCGTTTCATTCTTCGGCCCATTTTGGCCCCTCCCGCTTCGTATACGGCGGGGGACGGGTCTCACCCGTCCCCCAACACTATTCAGCCCTGACAGCCCTTCTGGCCCGTTTTAGGGGCCTTCTCCGCGCCCTCGCCCTGGTTGCCGCCTTTCTGCTCTTTGGGCTCAGTCTTCTTGTTGTTGGACGGGCCAGGGGTTACGGGCTTAAACATCCTCGCCATCAGGTGTCACCGCCGCCGTCCTGAGACTTGGGAGCAGTGACCGCCACATCCCCCACGGGATGGTCGGTGGCATCGCCCAGGGCCAGCGCCCCCGCGGTACCGCCCGTGACCGTGACCTTGACAAACTGCTTACAGCCAATCAGGTCAATGTCCAGGTTGCCCACCGCCTCGGCGGTGGACTCATTGGTGATGATGGCGTTGCCGTCCTTGTCTGTGGGGTTATCCACAAACAGTCGGCTGTCAGGAACGGCGGCAAAGGTGCCGTCGGCGGTATCGCAGTGCTCCACCTTGACCGTCGCCTTGCCGCTGGCGGCCACGGTGACCGCCAGCACCGCGCTCTCATAGCCCATGCGGTCAAAGACGCTGCCGCTGGCGAAGGGGAGCACGGTCACAGTATCGAAAAGTGCTCGTTTCATGGTCTTACCTGCCTTTCCGGTCAAATGACCTTGATATTCTTCACATAGACGAAGCTCTCGGTGTGCCGCACGCCAATGTCGTCATACATCAGCGCCCGGGTGCCCACCAGGTTCTCCTCAAAGGCGTTGTGCTGGACGCCGTTCTCGTCCGTCCAGGAGCCCTCCATGGTGGTCAGGGTTTCCATGCCCATCTGATCGCCGATCATCAGGTCGGCCCAGTTGCCGAAGAACAGGTCGGTCAGGCCCGCGGTGGAGGTGGGGATCTGGTTGGTGGTGGCGTAGGGCAGGCCCAGGAACTTCCCGCCGTTCATCTCGTCCCGGTACAGGTAGTCGCCGGTGGCCGTCTTCAGATTCATCAGGTAGCCCTCCATGAAGCTGTTGAACGCCCAGCCCAGGGCCTGATCGTCCACGTTCTTGCTCATAACCAGGGCCTTGATGTAAACGGGGAAATCGGCGGTCAGCCGCCCGGTACTGTCGGCATACTGGGTATCCATCTTGGAGGCGTCAATCACCTCAACGCCTTTGGTGTTGGCAATGCCCGTGGGCTGGAACTCGCCACCCTTGCCGTACAGGCCGCCCCAGTCAAGGCCCAGCTGCATACGCCGGGACAGGTCGGCGGCGAAGATTTCATCGGCGCTGTACTTGGTGGACATGATAAGCTCCCGGGTCTGCGGCACAATGGCCTCCAGGCGCTTTGCGGACAGCCGCAGGTTGCCGAAAGAGGGCTGCGTGGACTGGATCTTCCGAGCCTCACCGCCCCACATAGCACGGGTGCCGGAGGTCATGCGGGGGATGTTGAGGTTGCCCGTCTCCAGGGGGATAGTCCGGGCGCCCAGCTCCTTGATGACCGTCTTGCTATAAAGCAGCTCAATGATCTCGTCCAGGTAGACCTCGGGGATCAGGAATCCGCCGTTGACAGGGCTGGTGGCGCTCAGGGCCTTCATCTCGCGGGCCATGCTCTCGTCACTGTAATACTTCTTGGCAAAGTAGGCAGCCCGCTCGGGGTCCTGCCGCCCAAACACGTCCAGGCACTTGATAGCACGGGCCAACTGCACCATGGGCGGGATGGTCTTCTGCTGCCTGCGGGCGCCGTTGCGAGCGCCGCCGTTCAGGAAGACGTCGGCATACTTGCGCTGAGTGGGAGCAGAGCGGGAAACGGCGGCCTTACGGCTCCGCTGGCCGGGAACGGACTTGCGGCGCTTGGCCTCGTCCTCCTCCTCGCCCTCCTTCTCGTCTTCATCCTCGCCCTTGGCCTCGTCCTCGGGGTCATCCTCCTTACCCTCGCCCTCGGGATCGTCCAGGTCATCGGCGGGGGCCATCTCGGCCAACAGGGCGGCGGCCTCCTCGATCACTTCATCGGAAGTCAGGTCGCCGACCTCCTCCCCGGCATCCTTCCGGGCCTTGCGCTTTTCGTCGGCGGCGGCGATAGCCTGCTCCACCACGGCCAGCACGTCCCCAGCGGTCACGCCCTCCAGGGGGGTGTCCTCGGTGGACTCCTCGTCGCCCATCGCCTCCTTGACGGCGGACTTGATGATGTCCTTCAGCTCGTCGGTACCCATCTTCATGGACTTGCCGGCGGCGGGAGCGGTCGCGGGGCCTTTCCTTCTGGTTTTGCGGTTTGCCATAATGTTTTCCTCCATTTCAGAATAAAATTTCTACGGTCTTTTTAGTCTGCTTTGCGGCCCGGCCCCTGGGAATGGCCCTTTTCGCCGCCTGCGCTGGGGTCGCCCCCTTGCCGTCACCCTCGGCCTCCCGGATAATAGCATCCAGGAGCTTGACCGCCGTTTTCATGGACGTGCTGGCGTCCTTCAGCGACTTCATGCGGGAGGCGCTGATTTTGCGGCCGGCCTTAATGTCGGCTGCGTCCGTCTGCAACTCCGCTTTCAGCCGGGCCTCCAGCTGGGCGGTCAGATCACTGGTCTTAAAGCCGGTGATTGTGGCCTCCTCGTTCATTGCCCAGGTGACAACGCTAATCTCCCACAATTTGACTTCCCGGAGATGGCGAATACCATTCTCGTCGTAGTCAAACACAATGGGGTCATAGCCGATAGAGAGCTCACACAGCACCCGATCACCAATCAGGGTCTTTACGTCCCTGCCGAGGGCGGTATCGCTGATCTTGGCCTCTAAGTACAGGCCCTTTGCATCCTCCCTCAATACCAGTGGCTTACCAATGGGAAGCCAACCATCATTGTGCAAGGCAAGAATTTTTACCCGATCCGCGCTCTCGGCGATTGTCTTCGTGAAAGCGCCCGGCTCAATGATGTCCCCGCCGCTGTCGATATTGGAGAACACAGCGCCATAGCCGGTGAAAATGCCCTCGGCCTCGTTGTAGTCCTCCAGCTCAAATTCAATGGTTTTCTGCTCAGTCTTGCGACCTCTGTGCTGCACACCCTTCATCAAGGAGCGTTCCCAGGCGCTTCTCCCCACGCGCTGGGAATAGTAAGACGGCGACACCCGCAGATTGTTGATTGCGAGCTTCGCCGTCATTGTGGGGTCATCGTGGGTCACGTCGGCCTCCTTGGCCGCCGTCCCGTGCCGGGCCTCCGCATTCATTCCGGCTACAAGGTCATTCAGGGTGAAATTCTCTGCGGTAAAATCAATTCCAAGGGCTTTCAGCGCCTTTGCCGCATCGTCCTGGGTAAATTTCATTTGCTCACCGCCTCCTATCGCTCGTATGTCAAATAGCACCGGCATTTGATTGTTTCCTTTGCCGGGCCTGTGGGATCACACGGGAAACGGAGGCCGTTGCTGAACACTCCATCAATGGGTACCCGTTCGCCCTCCATCGCGACATGATTAGGCCCTTTATTGCGCCCGTCCCTGGGGTTCTTCTGCGCCCTGTGGTGCCACACCTTCCACTTGGCACCGCTGGCCTTCATCATATCGAAATGGCCTTGCTCCAGGCACATCGCCGTTTCCTGGTCTGCAATCAGCCGAGCCCTGGATTTACAGTCGATTTCATACTCCTGCAAAATCTCGGCGGCCATATCCTCTCGGCTGGTGCCCTGCTCGATGCACCGGATTACAATGTCCCGGATATTGTCTTTTGTGGTCTGCGTGACTTTGGTAACACGCTGGCCGCCCCGGAGCTTGGCGGGGCTGATAAGCTCCGGCCGCTCAACCCCTCGAACAGCATACACGTTTTTAGCAACAGACGTGCCGGCATCATAGGTCTGTTTCCATAAGGGCTTAAACACACTTTCCAGAGTGGCTTGCTCCGAGGGCCAGTTGAGCAGACCCGCAACAAAACTGCCGACAAGCTCCTGCTGGGTAGCCTCACCGAGAGCGGCCCACGCCTCCGGGTCTACTGCGTGGCCCTCCCCGATATAGGGAAGAATGGAATCCCACACGCTCCAGTCGGCTTTGCCCTGTCCTCCCAGGCTGTGCGCCAGAGCCTCCCGCTGTTTGCGGAAATACTTCATTGTGGCAACTTCAAACTTTGCCCCTTGCGCACGCTGGGCGGCCTCCATCAGCCGGGCCACGTCGGAGGGGCGGACTTTGTACTCCTGGGCACCGGGGCCGCCCTTGGCCCCGTCCTCAATTGTGATTTCATCATCCGGGGGATCGTCCAGGTCTTCATCCATGCCCATGTCAAAGTCCAGGTCATCGCCGGGAGCGCCCATCAGAGCGGAGGTGACTTCTGCCGGGTCTTCATCCCCATGGACAAACACATCCGAAATCGTCACCTTGTAGATGTCGCCGCCCTCTGCGCAAGGCTCCATGCCCAGCAGCTCCCGGGCCTCGTTCTTGGTCAGCAAGCCGGCATTCCACCCGTCAATGCCTTTCGCCTTGTCAAACTCCTGGGAACGGGGGACAACATCATCAAACCGCCAGACAAGGCCCTCCCCGAAAAAGGGGAGAATCTGGAGGTTGATAGCGTCCTGCCGCTTGCGGAGCCGAGCCATTAGGACGTTCTGCGCATAGATGTACTGCGCCGCCTCGCTGGTGGCCCGGTTGCTGCTCTCGGTAATTCCCATGATTTCACGGGGAACACCGAAATGCTCCAGGACAGCGTTGCGAATAAACTCCCGGCCCTGCACCATGTCCATGTCCCGCATATTCTCTGCCAGCTTATTGACGGTGATCTCCCCGTCAACCGTGGCCACGCCGTGACTGTTATGCGGCCCCTGGAACTGCTCGCGCCATTCCTCCCGGAACCGCCGCCGCTGGTCAGGCTTGGAGCCGGGCATGGTGATGATGGTGGTGGGCGTGGCGTCATTGAAGAAAAACCGCTTTTGGAATTTAGCGGCATATTCGTCAATCTCGATCTCGTCGGCCAGGGCCTCCGCAATCCCCAGGCCACGGCGGTACGGGTCAAGCGGGTTTAGGTCCTTCATGCAGAAAACGTCATCCACGGGGATCTGCCGAACCAGGCCGCCCGTTGTCCTGATCTCATAGAAGGGGTGGCCGATGTACGGAGTTTCCTGTACCCAGTTAGACGGGAGCGGCCACAGCTCGACCGGGCGGCCCAGGGCGTCAAACTCATACAGGAAATAACCCTCGCCTTTCAGCTCCAGGTAAATTTGCAGGAGCCGCCAGCAGGCCGCCGGGGTCATTTCGTAGAGCGGGTTGGGGTGGGCCATAAAATCCAAAAACGGATGCTCCAGGATTTCGGTTTCCTCCCCTGTCCTGGGGTCAACTCTGAACAGCTTGCCGGTACAGGTGGACAAGTCGGACGCAATACGATCCACAACGGCCATCCGGGGATTTTGCCCAAACATGCGGAACCATTCTCGTGTATTGCGCTCGGGCGGGGTCGTGTACCGGGGGAGCATTACACTTGCATTGCCGCCCATATAGTTCCTCGCAACATCCCGCCGACTGCCGCCAAAAAAGCGGTCAAAAATGCCCATATCCAGCCACCTCCTTCATGTTTACTCAAACGACCATGTATAGCGTCTTGGCTCATACATAGCAAGGGCCAGAGCGTCCGCCATATCCGGGGAATGGAGGCCGCGCTTTTTCATAGCCTCCTTACGCTCCAGCTCAATCTTCCCTTTGCTGTTTACGATGTACTTCCGGTTGGAAAGCTGGCTAATCTGCTGGTCGCTCTCCCACAGCTTCAGCCGCTTCTCATAAAGGGCAAGGCGCACCGACCCCCACATAAGGCCGGTGCTGTTTTCGTACTCTATCGGGTCGTCGCCTACGTCCCCTATCGTGCCGCCCTCGCCGCCGAAATGACATTCGTACAGCTCCAGCACAAACGGGGCCTCAATACCGGCGGCCTCCCACTCCTTGTTGATTTCTTCCGTAATGGCCTCCTGCTGCTCCTGGAGGATGTCGTACACGCCGACGCCCATTCCGTCACAGTCAACCTTGACGTGGATCTCTGCGCCGAGGTATTTCCGGGCCTGCTGCTTTATCAGTACCACCACATGACCCGAAAGCTCGGTGATGTTGTTATGATGGTAAATATCCGGCTCGCCCTGCTGGGCCTTGTCATAGACGGGGCAAACCACGGAGCTATCATCCCCGTACCGGGCCACGTCCACGCCAATGTCAATGCGCCGGGGGGCTTCCGGGATATGCACGGGGCCGCTGGCCTGCTCCGCCCACTCCATGGGGATGAAGCTGTCCGGGAGGCTCTTGGGGAAGTCCCCGGCCACACGCACCCGGAACACGTCGCTGTCCTCTCCGAACATCTCAATGATTTTCTGGATGAAGGCCGTATCAACCCGGCTGCTCTCCCGCCCGTCAATATGGAGGGTGCTGTACTGCGCCCGGTTCTTGTGGTGGCTGTCAAAGAAAAAGCCGGTCAGCTTTGTGGGGTTCCCGGCCATAAACAGGCGGGAGCCCTCTGTGGTGAGTGCGCCCAGGATCGGCTCAAACACCTTATCGTCAACGCCGCTGGCCTCGTCAATGATATAAAGCACATGGTCAGCGTGAAAGCCCTGTAATGCGTCCGGCTTGCTGGCCGTCCGGGCCACAGCAAACCATTCCTCCCGGTACCCCCGCATGAACACCTTTTCTTGCGTCCAGATGATGTCCTTCTCCAGCACCGGGTTATTGCGGAGCCACTTGCTGATCTCCGCCCACAGAATGTCGTAAAGCTGGTGTTTCGTGGGGGCAGTACACGGCACCTTGGGATAGGGCCGGGTGGAGAGAAACCATATCACCAGCCAACTTTCCACAGCAGACTTGCCCACACCGTGACCGCTCCGCACGCTGGTAAGCGGGTTGTCGGCCACGCTCCGCAGCATATCCCGCTGTCTGGTGTCTGGCTTGGCCCTGATAATGTCCTCCACAAATTCCACAGGATGATCCGCATAGTAGCAGATAGCCGCAGGGTCAAGGCTCATTCTCCTCGCTCCTTCTCCTCCAGGCTTCATTGATGGCGTCGGCCAGGGTGCTCGGCCCATCGTCCTGTGTACTGCTGATTTCCTCGGAGGCCGCTGTCACCTGGGCCTCCAGGTTCTGCCGCTCCAACTCGGTGGCGAGCTTCACAATGGCGGCAAAGTTTTTCGGGTTAACCATGTCACTGCCCAGCTCCTTCAGCGCCCGCATAGCCGCATTCTGAATTTGCTGGGCCATAGTGACATGCCGCTTGGTCATATTTCGGACTTCCGTAATGGCGGCCTTCTTGGCCTCATACTGGAGGTGATTGTCCCAGGCTCGGCACCGTTCCACCCATTTGTAGGTACGGCTCCAGCGGTCAATCAACGTCTTACTCTTGCCTAACTCCTGGCTAACCGCCCGGAGGCTCCGGCTAGCCCCCATTTCCAGGTAGAGGAAAAATGCCTCAAACGCCTGGGCGCTTTCACCCTTTTGCCGCTCCCACGGCTGTTCGGTTTTCTTATTTGGCATTTCCTCCTCTCCTTACGTCTAGGGGTTTAGGGCCTATCGCTTGTCAGCGTTCCGGGTGAAGAAATAGAAAAACGGGGTATCCAGCAGAGCAAGCCCAGCTTTCAGCAGGTATTGTCCAATGATAATGCCAATCAGCTGCATACGCCCCTCTGCCGTGAACAACCAGCCCAGGCCCAGGCCGAAACTGATTGTCGCATAGATAACCGTGTCCCATATCTGGCTCGTCAGTGTCGAGCCGTTGTTCCAGAGCCAACGGCCGCCCTTGGTGCTCCCGTGCCGCTTCACATACCGGCCCCGGATGAAATGAAATACCAGCACGTCCCAGGTCTGCGAAACCAGGTAGGCGCTCAGGCTGCCAATAACAAAAATCCAGTTCTGGCCCAGCAGCGTCTGATACGCCGTGTCCATCACCGGATCAGTGGCCGGGAATGCCCCGGTAATCATAATGCAGGCAGTAGCGAACACCTGCCCGATAAAGCCGTACTTGACAACGCCCTTGGCCGTTTCCTTTCCCCATATCTCGCCGATGATGTCGGTACAGAGGAACGTCACGGCATAGGTGATGGCGCCGCCGCTCAAGGCCAGGGGGATACTCCCCAGGGACAGCCCCGTGGTGATCGTCCTGGCCCCGGTCACGTTGGCAATAACAATACTGATGACAAACAGCGTCACCAGGATAAACAAATTACGGTCATTTTTCTTCATGTTGTAAAATCCCCTATTCCTGCGGGCCTGCCGCCCGCTCATATTTTCGTTTGCAGATGGTAGCGCAGATGCTGGCATTGGTACAGTAGTCAAGGGTCTTGGCCCGGAGCGGAACGCCCCTGCTGTCTATGACCGCCTTTACCTCCGCCTGCCGCCTCTCGAAGATTTCCCGCTTAAAGTGCCGGATATGGGCCTTTTGCGTTCCATCATCGAAGTATCCGAATTTCACGCCAGCCAACCAGGAGGTGCTATCCGCCGAGGTGCAAAACCGATTTTGAGCAATCATCTTCACGTCGGTACAGCCCAGGAGGTGAATATCAATCTCCGGCTTGCGGTTCTTGATGTAGTGCGTCAGGTACCGGGTATCCTCCCGAAATGTCTTAGGCTTGATGATCCTCAGCTCCGGGACGCTGATTGCGATATAGCTGCTAAAATCAATCAGCCGGTCAAGGCCCCGCTTCCCGTCCTCAAAGTGAAAGACGTTGATCTGCGGGTTCTTCAACCGGCGCCGCATACGCTCCCGAAAATACCAGGCATCCTCTACACCGAGGACCTTCTGACAGTCGATTTCAACACAGGTGGCCGTGATTCCGTTCTGCTCCACAAAAGCAATCAGCTTGTCTTGCCATTGGGTCAAGGTTTCCCGGGTCTGCCGCTGGTCCTTGCCCTTGCCGAACATCAGGGTAAAGAGGCCGCTGTCCTGGATGACGTGGCGGTTCTCCCGATCCTGCACCTTGATAACGTGGTTCGCCGGCAATCTGAAATCTGCGTCAGGCGACTTATTCACGATATACTTGTAGCAGGAATACAGGCGGTACCGGGTCTTTGCTGCACACAGGGCGGCATAGAAAATCTCCTCCCCGTCACTGCCAGCAAAGTGAACCTTGATGTTGCTATCGAACAATCTCGGCACCCCCGAAACCATCCTCCAGCACCGTACAGGCCGACGCTCCGAATTGTTCCAGCAGCTCCTCCGCGATATGCTCACAGGCCAGATTGCCAAACTCACAAGCACCGTCCCCGTTGCCATACCGGCCCAGGAGATAGCGGGTGATTTCGTTCTGCCTCTGGTTGATTTCGATTTCCCGGTCATTGTCCATGACCTGGAATTTCATGCGGACTTGGAAGATATGCCGGTGTCTATGCCGCAGATACTCCAAACTACCCGCCGGAGCTCCCGGCCAGCAGTGAAAGCCCTCCACAGCCACGGCACAGAGTACATACCGCCTCATGCCGCACCGCCGATCTGCTCCGTGCGGTAGGTAAAGCCCTCGTCCTCCAGATAGGCCGTCAGTGTTTCCAGGCTCTCCGAAGAAAGCCCGCATACAGTGACATTCCAGCTGTCGGCCTCCTGGGCCTCCTCTCCGCCTGCCGGGGCCTCCGGTTCTGCCGGCTCTTTCGTCTGCACTCCGCTCTCAAAGAAACCGTCTACATACGGATCCACGCCAGCCGGTTCCAGTCCTTGCGCCCGCCCCTCCAGGTCTGCCAGGAGGTTATCAAGCTCTCCCCGGTCAAAGCCCGTCAGGGTTTCATCAATGCTGGAGTCCGCCGAAAGCTCCTGGAGCAATTCAGTCAGCGCCGCCGTGTCCCACTCACCCGCAATCTTGTTGAGGGCAATGTTAAGGGCTTTCTCGTCCGCATCGGAGAGATTGACCACACTGACATCCAGTTCCGTCTCCCCGGCGGCCAACAGGATTTTTAACCGCTGGTGGCCACCCACGACGTTACCGGTACGCTCATTCCAGACCACAGGCTCAACACAGCCAAACTTATCCAGGGAGCGGGCCAGCTTTTGATACTCGGCGTCTCCCGGCTGAAGGTCTTTCCGGGGGTTATAGGCGGCCGGATTCAGCTTGCTTACTGGTACCCTTCTGATTTCCATGTCGCTACTCCTTTTCATGTTGTGTCCGCCACTGGCCTCGTTGGCGACCGCTGCCAGCCCGAACCATACCGCCCATGCAAAGGAGAAACATGGGGGCCGAAAAACCTCCTCCCGAAAATATTGGCGACCCCCTCGGTAGGAGGGGGCCGCCCGGCTTAGTTAGGATTTTACACCCTATCATTGTAGCACGGTCTTTCGGAAAAATCGCCCGGTTTTTTTCCGGACTTTTTTACTCCGTCTCAGTGACCCCATAAAGGGCCAGGGTGAAATGCCGCAAAGCCTTGTCCCGCCTGTCATAGACGGCGCTTTTCTCCAGGCCCAGGCTCTCGCACAAGGCCTCGACAGCCCCCTTTGCCCGATGGATGTAAAACCGGTCTAAAACAAGCCTTTCCTCGTCATCCAGGACGGCCAGGGCCTTGTCAACCTGGGCCACCCACAGACGGGCCTCCTTCAGCCGCCGCTTCAACTCGTCCCGGTGAACAATGTTGGAGAGCATGGAGTCCTCCCGAGTGTTGCCGCCGCCAGAAACAGGCGTGCCGTCGGTAGTGGCGCTACGAATGCCAGTATAGGCACTCTCCAACCGCTTGATCTCTTTGGGCAGGCATTCCAGAGCTTGCTTGTGGGCCTCATAGTTTTTCAGTTTGTCAGCTGCTTCGCGTTTCCAGTTCATGCTCGGTCTTCGCCTCCATAGCCTTCATGCGTTCTTTGGTGTGCCATATCTCCATAACTGCTTTGCAGATATTCGACACCGATTCTTCAACCACCAGCAGGGCTATAAACGCAAGGATAAACGTCATCCACGGATGATCCATAAACCACATCATTGACTTGCCTCCTCCAGCCATTGAACAATGCACCGTCCACAGGATTCCTCGCACTCGTCCGGCTTGGCGCCGTATGCTTTCGGACAAAACCGCCGCTCATTCCCATTCAGTAGCAGTACCATGTCTGTGGGTGTCCGGCACGCCTTGAGCCGCTCGAAACGGCTCCGGGGATCTCTCGGGGGATCATTCTCACCGAACCCCCGCCATTTCCACCAGGAATAGCCCCCGCAGTCTTTCGGCCCAGGCCTGGAGCACCGTCCCTCCTTCCACTCGATACAGGAGCGGCAAGTGTTCCCGGTCGAATACTTCCAGATGTCTTCCACAGCCTCCGCCAGCTGCTTTTCCAGCTCCTCAATCCGGGCCAGGATGTAGAGGTTCATCGGCTCCTCGCTGCGCCGGAGCAAGTCTTTGATGGTTTTGTTCATCTCCGGGTAGGTTTTAATTTCCACTGTTACGCTCCTCCTTTGCCACCTTTTGTGCCCAAATCACACCGGGATCCTTATCTGTCAGCACTCTGCCACTGGCACACTTGACGCATTTGATACGCCACTTAGGGGCTCCCCGTGCTGGATTGCGGATTCTCTCAAAATGGCCGTAGCCGGGTTCAATCCACTGCCCACAACAGTAACAGTGCCCAGGATATTTATTTCTTGCCATAGTAGGCTACCTCTTTCAGAGCCTCCATGCTGAACACAATCCCCACACAGAACGGTTCCCCGTCCTCCATGACGGTGAACGTCTCATGCGGGATGTCCGTCTCGAACGTCCAGCAGGGGCCTCCCTTGTCATGCCACACCGCCTTGACGGTTCTGGCTTTCTCCCTCTCCCGGGCAAAGTGCGGGCAATCATCCCGGCCACATTCTGGTTCCTGGAGAATGCCGTCAGGGGTGAGGTAGACAGTCGTGCCGTTGTAGGCTCCAACCTCATCGTTGATGGCCCCGCAGAGCTCCACATTATCGTCGGAGTAGCCGTACACCACAACCAGGCCAGCAGCCTTTGCGTCTTGTGCCTCTCCCCATTCCATTTCCTCGCCGGTATCCCGGCCATTCAATTCGATTGCTAACTCTTTTGCTGTCATTGCGATAACCTCCAAAATTCGTAATCGGTTGGCAATTTGCCTGTTACTTGATTTCCTCAGCGCAGACGTATATCCCCGGTACCTCGGCCCAAAACTTTTCGCAGATTTCCGAGGCCACCTGCGCGTCGTCCTTCCAGAACCCCACAGTGGTCATGCAGTCTTTCAGCAGCTTGTTCAGATTATCCGTGTCGGGCTTGGTGATCCGGTACTCGCCGTCCTCATGCTCCCCCCTGGGGAAACACCATTTCACCAAAAGCCGCACGGCTCCCCTCATGCGCTGCTCCGGCCTATGCCCGGCCAGATGGTCCGTCAGCTTTGACCGGGCCGCCACCACTTCCGGGGGATCGTAGCTTACCGGCTTGCCCTTCACAACCCGCCATTTCTTTTCCTGGTGCGTGGCGGTGGGCGGGATCATCGGCATGAAAAACTCAATTCTCATGTGTCTTTACCTCGCTAAAGTACGACATTGTTGAAAACTTTTTTGTCAACGGTCAGGGGGAAGGAGTCGTCGTGCGTAGCTTTCGCACGACTACTTCCCCCCGTTGACCGCAGGGAAATGATTTATTTACCCCCCGTAGGGGGGTACTTTTTTCTCCCCTCGGGAAAATAACGGATTTTTCCGTTTTTTTCTCCCGCAGGGAAACAAAGGAAATTTGCGTTTTTTTCTCTGAGGGAAAGGAGAGAAAATCCCGTATTTTTCCCTCAGAGGGAAAGGGAAATTTTACGTTATTTTCCCTCTACTTTTTACCGACCTCCCCATCATCAATCCAAAAGCCGCCGTGCTCCTTCAGCCGGTTCCTGACCGTTTTTTCCGTCACACCCATGTACTCAGCAAGGGCGCTAATCGTAACTTTGCCCTCTATGCCGCAGGCCTCAAATGCCAGCGCAATGGAATCTTTTCGCTCCTTTGCCTTGACTTCTTTAGGCTTGCGCTTTTGCATGGCCCGTTGCCAGCCGGGGGTATCCCCTTCCGGGTCAATGTCGGCCAGGACGCCGCTCTCGTCGTTGCGGTGAACAGGAAAGTCAAACCACAGGTTGACCGGGGGAAATTTCGGAAACTCTCTGAGTGTCCCATCAATACGCCACCCTGTACGGGCTTCTGCGGCCTTTTTAGCGGCCTCCACGGCGGTCATAGTGTCCCTGTAACCCTGCGGCCCTAAAACGGCCTCTACAGCGGCCAGGGCGGCCTTCTCACTGCACAAATCATCCTGGCTGACTTCATCCAATTTTCCCGCCGCTTGGAGGGCCGCCGTACAGGCCCGGCCCACGGCGTTGTTGATCTCCTGCTTACGCAGATCCTCGCCTATCGGCAGTTCAATGAGGTCCAGGAGAGCGTCAGGGTCACGGGCGAACACCCCGGAGCCGCTGGCCCGGTCCATGCTCCGCTTGCTCCCCTGGCTGCCCTTGCTGTGATGGTGGCAGTAAATGACCGCACAGCCCAGCTCGGTACATACCTTGTCAAACTGATTGCAGAATTTCGCCATCTGGTCGGCGCTGTTCTCGTCGCCAGTGATGACCTTGTAAATCGGGTCAATGACAATTGCGATATAGTTCTTTTTCATGGCCCGGCGTATCAGCTTGGGTGCCAGCTTATCCATAGGGATGGAGCGGCCACGGAGGTTCCAAACGTCGATGCTCCCCAGGTGTTGCGGGGGGTATCCCAGGGCCTCGTATACGTCCCGGAAACGGTGTAGGCATGAGGCCCTATCCAACTCCAGGTTGACGTACAGGACACGCCCCTGAGCGCAGGAAAAGCCCAGCCACGGCCGCCCCTCGGCGATAGAGCAGCACAGCTCAATGAGAGCATAGGACTTGCCGGCCTTGCTCGGCCCGGCCAGAAGCAGCTTGTGTCCCTGACGCAGAACGCCCTCAATCAGAGGCGGGGCCAGCTGGGGCAGGTTGTCCCAGGCGGAGGCCATATTTTCCGGGTCGGGCAGGTCGTCGCTGACGCTCTCGATCCACTCCCTCCACTCGCTCCAGGAGGCCTTGCCGATATTGGTGTCCACCAGGAATTGCTTGTGATTGTTCCGCTTGGCGCCGGGCAGGCGGGACAGCCGGGAGGGGTTGCGGTTCTGCTTGTCAACCTTCATCCCGTTCTTTTCACAGACGGAATACAGGTAGTCAACACGGGTACGGTACTCCTCATAAGAGGCGGCATCAATGCGGACAATGGCGTGGATGCTTTTGCCGCCCGAGTACACCAGGCAGGCCACAGGCAACTCCAATTCCCGGATAAAAGCGTTCTGCTCCCCCAAATCCATGCTGTCCGATTCAATCAGGGCAAACCGAAAGGCGGTCACGTTGTCATTCTTCACGCCCTTGCCGTCCAGGGGATTGAACCGTATCCAGGCCCCCGTGCCGGGGTCATAATCCCCCAGCACCGCCCCCAGGTCATCCCCGCACTTCTTCAGCGCCTCGATCAGCTGGCCCGCCGTGCGGTCATAATTCCCTCGGGTGGGCTTACGCTCCCCGTCCTCCGCCTCGAATGTCTCTGTCACATAGCCGACGTAATCATCCGGGGAAAAGAGGGTACCGAGGTATTCAATCAGGTCATGGGCCGGGTGCCATTTACTGTCGGGGGGCTCCTGTATCTCCCGGCTCTCCAACCATGCCGTATTGACGATTATCTGCTCGTCCTTTGCGCTGATTTCATCATCCCAGCTCAATTCATGGCCGGGCTGAGAGGGGGCAGGCCGCCAGCCCATGTCCATGGCCATCTTCACCACCGTGCCGCCTGTGACCGGCTCCGCATTCCCGGTGAAGCTCTCCCACTTGCGCAGGCACTCCCCCGGATGATACCGCTTACCGTCCCGACGGCTCCAGTCCTCCCAGGCAGAGGCGGGATAGCCTGCTTCCTTCAATCCCATGCCAACGGCAACCCATTCCTGATATGAGAGGCCAGCCGGGTCGATATGCTCCAGCGCCTCCAGCAGATCAAGGGTGTTTTCCATTACGCTTACACTCCTACATACTCAGACGGGTTAATGTTTCCGGGCACCCGCCAGCCATTGGCGGCAATCCGGTCAATCAGGTGCTTTGCCGTATCAAACTGCCACTGGCCCACATGCTGGAACCCTTTGCCCTCCAGGAACCGAATTTGTTTCGGGGTCGTCAGGCCCTCCACCCGGCGCTTTGCCAACCGGTCCAGGAGCAGCGTCGCCTTGCCGGCGGTTTCAATCTCGTCCGGGAAAATGCCCAGCTTTTCCAGGGTGGCCCGCTGTTGGTCGCTAGGCGGCCCCATCTCCCATCCGAAGGAGGGAACATAGCTGGACAGGTCCGCCGCCTGGATGGACATTTCAAATTGCAAGGGATCCACCAGCTTGCGCTTGCGGGAGCGCATTTCGGCCAGCTGCTTTGCCAGGGACTCCTCCCGCTGGGCCACGACATCCTCGCTGGCCTTTTTCTCGGCCTCCTCAATGTCAACCGGGCATCCGGCCGCCTCGATGTTCTCGGTCATCTTCCGGGCCACCTCGTCCGATTCACAAATCAGGTTGGCGGGGTGGCACAGCTCATGGCGCTCGGTATGCCACAGGAAGTCCAGGAGCAGCAGGTCCTCTTTGCCGGGAAACAGGCGGGTACCACGTCCCACCATCTGGCTATACAGGCTCCGTACCTTTGTGGGCCGTAGCACCACCACGCAATCCACGCTGGGACAGTCCCAGCCCTCGGTCAGCAGCATGGAGTTACACAGGACGTTGTATTTTCCCTCGTCAAAGTCCTTGAGGACCTCCGCCCGGTCTTGGCTATTGCCGTTGACCTCCGCCGCCCGGAACCCCTGGGCATTGAGCAGGCGGCAAAACTTTTGAGAAGTGCGTACCAGGGGCAGGAATACCACCGTCTTGCGGTTCTCGCAGTAGGTACGCATCTCCTCGGCGATCTGGTGTAAGTAAGGATCAAGGGCCGTGTCAATGTCGGAGTTTTTGAAGTCCCCAGCCTGTACCCCAACACGAGAGAGGTCAAGGGTCAGGGGGATGGTGACGGCCTTGATTGGGCAAAGATAGCCGTCTTTGATGGCCCTGGGCAGGGTATATTCATAGGCCAGGTGCTCAAAGTACTGGCCCAGGTTGCGCATATCCCCACGGTCGGGGGTGGCGGTAACTCCCAGTACCCGCGCCTCTTCAAAGTAGGTAAGCACCCGCTGATAGCCGTCAGACAGGGCATGGTGGGCCTCGTCCACCACAATTACGTCGAAGTAATCAGCCGGGAACTGGCCCAGCCGTTTCTCCCTCATAAGGCTCTGGATGGAGCCAACCGTCACCCGGTACCAGCTATCCAGGCACGTCTCCTCCGCTTTCTCCACGGAGCAGCGGAGGCCCGTGGCCTGGAGCAGCTTGTCGGCGGCCTGATCCAGCAGCTCCCCACGATGGGCCAGAATCAGGCACCGGCGGCCAGAGCGCACCATATCCTCAACAATTTTTGAGAAAACGATGGTCTTTCCGCAGCCGGTCGGCAATACCAGGAGCGTCCTGAGGAACCCGGAGGCCCAGTCGCTTTTTACAGCCTCCCGGGCCTCCTGTTGATAGGGCCTCAGCTCCATTTAGAAAGTCCCCGTGTTCCAGGGGGTGGGGGTCCCCTGGGGCAATTCAGTCCACTGCTGGTCGGAGCCTTGGACCGCAGGGGGCTGGACTGCCGGCGCACTCTCCGGGTCGTAGAACTCCGTGATCTCGTTGCTCTCCCGCTCCTTGCCGTCGTTGCCCGTCCACTTGCGGACACCCACATGACAGACGCCGGTTGAGCCGGGGACGGCCCCCCAATTCATCCGCATGGCCTCACCGTGTTTGCGCTGGCCGATGGAGGTAAAGAACTGGCACAGTTTCCACTCGAACTTGCTGTGGAGGAACAGACTGGTTATCACATCGCCAGACGCCTCGGCGCTGCTGACCGTCACCGTCAGGATGGCCTTGTTGCAGGCCGGGATTTTCTCGCTGCCGCTGTGCCGGGCACGCTCGAATTTCTTCACGGTGAAGTTGTAGTCCCCCTCGGGGAGAACCTGGAACGGGCTGTCATCACGCTGGATTTCATCATCCCAGCCAAATTCGCGGGGCATAGAATCGTACTCGCTCATGTTGTAGCTCCTTTCAAGCTGTCCAAAATTTTTGCGGGAGGATAGTTGCACTTGGCCGTACAACTATCCTCTCTTTCCTTCCCAGGTTATAAGGCCCTAAAAGGGGAGGGGGTCATTGGCCTTAATCCAGTTGTAGACCTGCGCCCATGCGCCGACCAAAACGCCTTGGATGAAGTCGGCCGGCAAATTCTCCAGCGGGGTTTGCTCCGGGAAATACCCACGGGCCGCAAAGGCCGCCTGCACTTGGTAATCATCCACACCGTTGGCTTTCATCAGATCACGCAGCGCCTTGAGCGCATCGGCGTTATCCTGGGGCTTGGCGTCCTCCTGGGGTGCCGGGGTAGGAGGCGGGGCCGGGTCAGGTGCCGGGGG